TTAAACGACGGTGGAATTTGGCCATACGCCACCTCCACCAAATAATTCTTTGTATCCATCAGTATTTTTGCTATTAATTCCCTTCTCCACGGCACTCGATGAATTTCCTAAGAAAGATGACACTGTGCCTGCAAGGCTAGATCCGCCTGTGAACGGCGCGAGCGCGTAAGGCGCAATCTTTAAAATCGCACCTAATGGGTCGCTCTCTTTAATTGTCTCTTTCGTATTACTACCATGAAATAATTCCAACGGGAGTTGATTAAACATGCTGTTTAGCAGCTGTTCTTTTGTGAACGGCGCCATCAAGCGCTCTTTCTCATAGCCCCTGAACATGTCGCCTAACTGCGACTGCACGCCGACATTTCCGCGCACATTTGCGTCGAACTCGCCGGCGAGGTTACCGAGCAGACCCGCCGCCTGCAGGGCGCGAGCCGCGGCCTGTTCTCCGAGCTGCGCGTTCGCAACGCTTGCCGCTTGCCTCCGATCTGCGTCCTGGCCCGACAGCTGCGCGCCAAGTTTGAAGGCCGCATCCCTGAGGTTGGCCTCGGTCGACGCGCGTCCACGCGTGAGCGCGTCTTCGGTCATGGACCGCGTGAGCGCCGCGCCAGATCCACCGAAGGCTCCGGAATTTGCTTCCGCCAGCTTCTGGGCGGCGCGCGTTTGGCCCGCGGTAAAGTCGAAGTCACCGAGGGCCGCATCGACCACATTTTGCGTGTAAGGACTGATGTAGGCTTCGAGGCCGTCCAGCAGACTCGCGGCGGTGACCCCGCCGCCCCCGCCTCCGCCTGAGAGCTGCCGCCGCGCCGCGTCCGCCGCCTCGCCATACCAGCCCGCGGTCGAACCAAGCCCCAGCGCGCTCGACGCCGCCCGGTCAAGAAGCGGATTCATGCCGGGGATGAGGGAATAGGGATCGATCTTGTCCAAGTCACCAATCACATCGGCCCGAGCCTTGGCGCCCGAAGTGACCCACTCGGGATTTGTCGGGGTTTGAATGGTCTCCTGCTTAGTCTTTCTCATCTAATCTGCCACCCATCGTACATGCGTGAATAGTCGAACTCGGGCGCTGACTGCGACCCGCCTTGGAGCGCCGAGACAAGGGATTGAATATCGTCGGCTCGCGGAGCCGGCGCAGGGGTCGAACTTCCGTTCAGCTCCGCAACCTGTTTGACGTATCGTTGCAGATACTCACCGTCGAGATCAGCATGACCTGCAAGCGGACCGCCCGCGTTCATACGCTCGATCTGCAGTTGGGTCATGATCTGGGCTGGGATCGTCCGTCCTGCCTTCGCGGCTTCCATGTCCTCCGCGGAGAGGATCGTGCCCGGCAGCACGCCATAGGTCGCCGCGGGCTTCAGAAAAGGGCTCATTTGTTCAGGCACGTTGAAGTACGTCCGCTTGCTCGCAAGGCCTTCAGGGTCGTTCCCAGAGTCGCTGGCCCAGGACGGCAATTGATAGGCAGGCAGTGCGTTGCCGTTTATGGCTGCGCTCGGCTGGAGCGAGACGCGGTCCAACGGCAAATTCCGTGGATCGTCCATGTTGCGTCCAACGCTGCCGCTCTCGCCCAGCAACCCGCGAAGCCACTCGCGAGCGCTCGGCATCCCCGTCGCCGGCGACACGCCACGAGGTGAATTCCCCGGCGATGCGTCTGCCATAGCGATCAAACTACCGCGGTCTAGGGCTAGGCCGTCCATTCCGCCGACGGGGCTTCCCGTGAAAAGTGGATTACTTGTGACGGGCCAGGCGCCGGAACCCTCGGCGCCAAACGGGAGCGCCTTCGGCGCCCATTGCGGCGCTTGTCCCGTAAACGTCGATCCAACTGCTTTCTTCACAGCGTCTTCCTCAAGATATCGCCGCACTTCGACCACCCCGACCGACGGAGCGCTCGCGACCACCCATGGCGGCCGTCGATCGTGGCCGACACGCAACCGAACGCCCGCGCCCAGCTCTCAAGGCCTGGCGCAAGAGCCACGAGTTCCCGCAATTCGCCGCCGCCCAGCCAGACATGAATGTGGGGTTCAGGCGTCGCGATCAGTTGGGTCACGATCGCCGAGCGAAGGCCAACCCAGAGCTGCGCCCTCCCCGAGATGATGTCCTGTTCGACCTCGGCCCGGGAACAATCTCCGAGCGCTGGCGTGAGCCATCGCCAGGGATCGGTCGTCATCGCGTTCCGGCGGGCGAAACCTCGAAGACCGGCTTGCCAAGACGGCATGCCGCGGGGGCGGAAGCCCCTTCGTATCGGACATTGAACAGCCGTCCGGTGATCCGGAAGTCGGCCTTGTCGTCGCCGACCGCGATCACCTGTGTCTCCGACGTCTCATCCCCTTGCGGGTAATCCCGACAGGTGAGCGTGACCGTGACGCCGCCGACCTGCCCCTTGAAGTCCGGCCACATGCACCGGACCATCATCTGCTGGTCTTCGGACAGGTACTGGTCAGCGCCCTCGATGAACCAGCTCAGCACGCCGCCGTCAGAGCTGGTCCCCAGCTCGTGCCAATAGATATTGCCGGCATAGGTGACACCAAGCGGATAGGGCGACGGGCCGGCGTCAACGAGGGCCGTGCGCGGCATCTGGCCCCTGAACCAGGCCCCCGCGTCCGGGCCGGACACACAGAGACCCAGGTATCGGCTGTTCTCCAATCCATCGCGGGCGTCGGGATAGTCGAACTGGATTTCAGAGAAGGCATTGATCGAAGAGGCGACGATCTTGTCGGCCTGTGACGCCGCAAGGTTGTCCGCAAAGTCCTCGCGGATCGGGCACGCGACAGGCTCGGCCACGCCACCGACGCCGTAGGACCAGAACTGGAGGTCCGGGCTAATCCAATAGGCCCGCTGGCCCACGATGACCGCCGCGTTGGGACCGATCAGCCCACCGGCCCCTGAGATCGGATCGAACCGCCACACCTGGTCCGGCGAACCGACGTATTGCCCGAGGAACAGCCCGTTGTTCGTGAAGACCAGCAGGTAAGAGCCCGCCACCCGCCCGGCGACAATCCGTCCGTTTCCGGGAAGGATGTATTCCCGCGCCGTCGTCGCGGCCCCGGTCGTCCACCCGGTGTTGTCTTCGATGTCCGAGTGGCGGATGCAGCGATGGTTGAAGGTTCCGGAGACCTCTTCGTTGCAGCCCAGGGCGAATACCTGCCGCGTGTGGCTGACCATCATGTGGGTGATCACGTCCGGCGCATTGGCGATCTCGGTCGCCACCTGCGCCGTGTCGTTCTGCCAGGTGTAGAGCTTGCCGCCTCGGGGAGACGCGAGAAGCTCCTGCCCCCAGGCCGCCAGCGCCCAGGTCCGGGGGAAATATTCCGCCGTGGACGGCTCTCCATACCCCCCAACCCCAAAGGCCCCCGTGCCATAGCCCGTGGAGCCCGTGCCGTCGATCTGACCCGCGGGGAGGCCCGAAGGGGTCACATCATAGAGGCCGCCTCCTGCATAGACCTCCAGGGAGAGATGCGTCCCGAACGCGATGTTCAGGACCGCTTCGTTGTCGGTCCAAGGCAAGGCGGTGCGGCATACTCCGCCGAGTTGGTCGCCGATCAGCGCCTCGAACCCGCCCCGCGTCTGCGGCAGGCCCAGCCGGAACCGCATCCCGTTCATGTCGGCCCACCGGCCAGCCTTCTCGAAGGTCGTGTCGTCGGAGAAGAGACCTGGGGGGATGGAGGGGGATATCCGCACTCAGAGCGCCCGCGTGTAGATGATCAGGACACGGCCCGCCGCCCCGGCGGCCGAGGGGCTGGCTCCGCTTGCACAGCCGCCGGAACCTCCGCCGGGGACACCTGGGGCGGCCGGATTGTTGGTCTGGCCGGCGCTGCCGGCTCCACCCGTCCAGCCGATATCGTCGGTAAAGCCAGCCGCGCCCCCGCCTCCGCCCGCCATGCTGTTGTGACTGCCGCCAGCCCCGCCATATTCGCCGGCCGATCCATTCGCCAGTGAGTTCAGCCCGCCAGCGCCGCCAGTTCGGTTAACGTCCCCACCTGTCGCCGTACCGCCCGCGCCCCCCGCAACGCCGTTTTGGCCGCCGCCGCCGCCGTTGGCTGTGAGCACTTGACCAGTTGGTAGGGTGAACGATGTCGCCGCCCCCGAGTTCCCGTTCGCGCCCGTCACCCCGGCTCCCGGAACCCCGACAGTATAGGCGAGAACCTGGCCCTTAGTGACGCGCACGCGTTTGGAGGTAGCGCCGCCGCCCCCGCCGCCCGCATCGCCGGACCCGCCCGATCCGCCCGGACCCCAGATGAAGATGTGGGCGATGCCGCTGAACGGCACGACGACAGAGCGTGAGCCGGTAGTCGTGTCGTCCACAGCTCGCATTCGGATGAAAGCCCTCGCCGGCTTCGCGTCCATCCGCGAGCCACGCATACCGAGAATGCCACGCATCAGTATTCGTGGTATTGCGCGAAGGTGACGATGCCGCCGGCCAGCGAGACCGCCGTCGTCACATAGAGGATGTCCCCGGCTTCGAGATAGAGCGGGTTGTCATCGGAGAAACCCCAGTCCGTCGTCGGGATTTCCGTCGTGTTCGCCACGGTGTGCGCCGCCATCAGGGCGCTTTCGACCAGGCGCTTCGTTGTACCCCCGTCATCGGAGATATAGAGGCAGAGCAAGGACGCCGTGACGGTCGCACGCGGCATGGAGCTGAGCTTGACCAGTCGCGCGCCGTTCGAGCCCGCGGTCAGCAGCGTGACGATCGTGGTCGGGCTGTCGTCGATATCGGTGGAAGCCGTCACGACCACGTTGTTCGCGGTCTTGATGGTCTGTGGCGTGATGATGCTATTGGCGGTGACGGCCATGGTTGATCCTTAGAGAGCGACGGCGAAGGCGATGGCGAGAGCCTTGGCCGAGGCCAGGGTCGCGGCATGCCGGGTGGTCTGATCGGAGCTGTAGTCCGACAGGTACGACACGGTCGGCTGCACCCAGCTCGACGCGGCCCCGTTGTTGGTCAGCAGCTTTCCGGAATGGCCCACGACGGAAGGCAGGACGGATGACCCGCCCGCCACCGTGAGCGCGATGTAGTCTTTCAGGGTGGAGGTCACGCCGGCCACGCCGAAGCCTAGCGTCTTGACGTTGGTCCCATCGCAGTAGACCCAGGTCATGTCGCCGGGGTCGAGCGCCACGGTCGTTCCTGATCCGGTGGAGAGCGTCACGACGGCCGTGCAGGCGTTCCAGACGAGATAGAGCTTGGAGACCGAGGGAATGGTCACGGTCGAGAGCGTGGAGCCGGTGAACTTCAGCATCGCCGAGCGGGACTCATCGTCCGCCATGTTCGATGACGTCAGGCTGTAGTTGCCCGTCAGGGCGACCGTCGAAAGCCCTGCGATAGAGAAGTCGGCCCGCTCAAAGAGCGTGTTGAGACGGTCGCCCCAGGTGTTCACGTTCTCGCCCGTGAACTGCTTCTCGAAGCGTAGGCTGGCCGTGTAGCTGCTGGGCATCAGATGGCCGCTCCCGTGTCTTGGCGTATCCAGTTGGTCCCGTCAGAGACCGCCAGGATGTTGAGTGTGGTGTTCAGCAGCGCGCAGTTCGTCCAGTTTGCGGCCGGCGGCATGCTGGCGGTCGTGGCGGACCAGAGCCGGACCGGCTGCATCGGGTTCTCAAGCCTCAGGATCGCGTCGCGCATCTCGTTCAGCAGCGCGGCGTCAGCAGAGGTCGGATCAACGGGGCGGATCATGCGTCGTTCCAGCTCTCGGATGTGGGCGTGACCGGCGTCCAGGTTTCCGAAGTCGTACTGACCGGCGACCACGTCTCAGCCTCAGGCGGAACCGGCGCCCAGCCCCCCGAATTGCCCGAGGCCAGGAGGCCCACCCCATCGAGCACGCTATCGACCACCCCGTTGATCGTCGGCAGCGGTGAGGAGTTCACACCCGCGGCCGTGAGCCCCACGCCATCCAGCGTGATCGTCGCCGAGCCCTTCAGCGCCAGGACCCCCGTCGCCGCCAGCGTGGCGTTCCCCAGCGCGGGCGCGGACACCCCCGCCAAGGCCACTTTCCCGGCCGCTGAGAGGGTGGCGTCGGCGAGGGCCTTGCCCAGCACCCCAGCGAGCGCCACGGTCCCGGCGCCGTTGCTGACCACATCCGCCAGGGTCTTCGATAGGGCGCCCGCCAGCGCGACCGCGCCCGTCGCCGCGGACGTCAGCGCGTCGAGGGTCTTGTCGAGCGCCCCGGCCGGCGTCCCGGCGGCGTACGGATAGAAGAGGCCGGGCGCGCCCCAGGAGATCGGCGGGCCGTCCACCACCGCGTGCGTGCCCGTCGCCGTGAAGTCCCGCGCGTTCCCGGAGAAATCCTTGAGCTGGTCGGCCAGGACCGACTGCACCATGGGCGCCCAGAGATGCAGGTTCGCGAACTTGCGGGGCTGGTAGAGGTAGCGTTCGGCCTCGATCTCCGCGTCGGTCAGCGCGACGTCCCAGACCTTGATGGCCGCCAGCCTGTGGTTGCTGGTGTCGAAGGCGTTGCCGCCGAAGCGCAGCAGGTTCGCGGTCCCGGTGAAGCCGATGGTGTGGGTGTTGGTCGTGTAGGCGTTTCCGACGAGGGCCGCCCCGCCTTGCAGGAGCCCGGCGCCGGAACCGGAGCACCGGACGTAGACGTGGAACCAATCCCCCACGGCCGGGTGCGCGATCAGGGCGACGCTGGAACTGTTGTTCCAGAGGTCCAGGTTGCCGCTGGCGTCCAGCGTGACCTCGCAGACCAGCCCCGACGCGGTCCGCAGGTCGAGCAAGCCCTGCCAGTCGGCCGGCGCGGCATAGCTGTCGACCCGATACCACGCCATCAGGGTGAAGGCGGTCGCGGACGGTCCCGACGTCCGGCTGACGTACTCGGTCGAGTCGAAAAGGCGGGCCATGGCTAGGCCGCGTCGCGCAGCTCCACCGCCAGCACGTAGCAATCGCCCGTGGCGGTGTCGTTCGATCCGTCGTCGGCGTCGCGCATCAACCGCAAGCGGCAGAGGTCGCCCGCCGCGATGCTGTCCTTGTTGGTCAGCGTGATCTGGATCTGGTCGATATAGCCGGCGGTCCCCGGCACCGTCGGCGCGGTGATCGTGTTGGCGGTGTCGAAGCTGGCCCCGGCGTCCAGGTCGGTAGCGTCGCCGTCCGTGACCGCCTCGATGGCCCCCTCGAAGTCCACCTTCCCCGAGGTGGCCGAGGCCATCATGTAGGTCACCCAGGCGTCGAGCTGGCCGGTGATCCCCTGCGGCGCGACGAAGGTCCAATAGCAGGTCTCGTCGGTCGAGGCGTCGAAGGCCAGGACCGGGTGCGCGTTCACGACCGTATAGGCCGGGAAGTTGCTGGTCGGCATCTCGGCCGACCCGGGCGTGAAGAGGCAGCGCGTCGCCATCCTAGAGCCCCTTCAGATAGCGCCGCTCGACCAGGCGGGCGAAGAACCAGGCCTTCTGCGCGCTGTTGAGCGCGCCCCGCGCCGGCTGCGGGATGGCCGCGTTGAAGGCCGCGGCGTTGGCGTGAATCCACCCGTCCATGCCGTCCAGCGCGGCGCGCAGTTCGGGCTTGGTGATCCCCAGCGAGCCGAGCTCTTTCAGATAGTCCGCCTGCCAGTCCTTCAGCAGCTCGACGCGCTCGGCTTCCGACAGGACCGCCATCAGGCGTTCCCATCAGTCAGGGTGAAGCCGGTGATCGTGAACGCCTGGGCCGCGGCGAAGGAGGTGTTGTCCACCGTCATATCCCCGCCGCCGCCGGTCGCCGTGATCGACCCCTGCATGTGGCAGGTCGTGCCGTCCGAGGCGTAGATGCGGAAGTGCGCTGCGGTCCCGGCGGCGTCGGCCGAGGTGTCTTCCCAGGTCCCGGACTTGGCCTTGGAGCCCGACGACGCCGCCGCCATCCAGTCGGACGGCAGGTTGAGCGTCGCCAGCACCGTCCCACTGTCCGCCGTGGCGCAGGTGGCCGGCTGGGCGCCGGTCCGGATCTTCATGATGGCCGAGGTGGAGACGGTCGTCTCAATGGCGTCGAGCCGCGCATTGCGCACGGCCGTCGAGAGCTGGATGGTCAAGGCGCGGCTCCTAGCCGGTGATTATGTTGAATGCGGACGACGCCAGCTCAGGCTCGACCCGCAGCCTGCCGGCCTTGGTCCGCTGGGCAGTGCGCAGGGCCTCGAGCGCGCCGGCGAAACCCGCGCTCCAGATGCCCATCTGCTCGTTGTCCCGAAGGTAAGGCGCGGCCTGCAGCAAGGCGCCGTAGAGGTAGGCGTCGGGGGCCTGGGCGAGCATCCAGTTGCTCGTGGCAAGGTCCGACAGGGCCGGAATGGCCTGGTAATAGGTCAGCTCAACCGCATAAGCCTTGTCGGGAAGCGGGTAGAAGCGGAACTCCGGTCCAACCAGGGCGTAGAAGCGCGGTCGCCCGGTCTCCGCGCCGTGGGCCATGCTCGCCAGCGTTTCTGGCGGCATGGGCGTGAGGTCCCAGCTGTCGGCGCCTTCCCGTCCTGTGAGCTTTATCTCCTCAAGGAAATCGGACGGCGGCAAGGCGTACGCCGCGTCGATGCTCGCGGTGTCCCGCTGCTCCATCTGGCGGATTCGCAGAGCCCGGTTCATCTGTGCTTCGGTCAGCGCGATGAACTCGGGAATCCGGGTGGTCAGGTCGCCACGGTTCAGCCAGTTGGCGACGGCGGCTTTCAGTTCGGCATAGGTCGAGATGGCCATCAGGCCGCCCCGGCCGGCGCACCGCCGGCGGCGTCAAAGTTGGCGGCCATGGCCCCTCGCTTCGGAAGTTGTCTCGGAAGGTGAAGGGGCGGTCGCACGACCGCCCTTCCCTACGCCGCTAGTTGTTGGCCAAGCGGCAAGCCAGTTGCGGCCGCAGCGACTTGAACCCGTAGAGCACGTCCAGGCGGCACGGGAATTTGTCGTTGTTGATGTCGTACTGCCGCACGATCCGCATCGAGACGCCGTCGAACACCTCGCGCGCGGCGAAGTCCACGCCGCGCGGCATCACCATGTCCGCAGTGGCGAAGGCGAAGGCCGACTTGTGATAGGCTATCGAGATCCCGTGCGGGGTCGAAGCCGTGCCCGCCACGGTGATCGCGGCGTTGTCGGCCGGCGAGCCCGAGACGTTCTGCGTCGCGCCCGAGGTGACGATCGCCGGCGAGATCGGCCAGCTCGTGGTCGTGGCCCCCGATCCAACCACGAACTGCTGCAGGATCCCGGTCGACGCCTTGGTCTCCGGATGCACCCGGTACACCCCGGCGATGGTGAAGACGTCGCCGGCCGCGGGCGCGTTGGCGCCGGTGTCCACCGTCAGGGTCGCACCGGTCTGGCTCGCGCCGTTCACCAGATAGGCCCCGTTCGCCGCGCTGCGGGAATGCGATGGCCACAGCGTGTTCTCCATGAAGTCGAACCCAGCCGTCCGGCCCATGAAGCCTTCGCGATACTGTTTTGTCAGGGCCACCTTGTCGTTGAACAGGCCCTTCAGCGCGTCCACCAGATCGACGTTGTCCTGGGTGTTCAGGTTGCAGGTGCGGCTGGCCAGCGGGGCCAGGTTGTCCACCAGGATCTTTCGGCCCTGCAGCACCTTGGCGAAGGTGGCGGCCGAGGCCTGGTTGTTCACCTGGTTGTAGACATCCTTGTACATGCTCATGGCGTCCGCCTCGATGTTGGCGGCCAGCACGCTCATCGCCGGCTCCAGCACGCGCTCGGAGAAGTCGTCCAGCGACATGGTCAGGTCCACAGATGTGAAGTTCAGGTCCACGCCCTTCTGGGTCTGCACCTTCAGGTCGACGCTGGTCTCCGTCGTGTCCTGAGCGGCCAGCGTGGCGCCTGTCCGCACCTGGTACTGGTTGGGCAGGCGCACCTTCAGGGTGTCGCCCACCTTGGCGCCTTGCCGCGCGAAGCTGTCGTCATACTCCCGGGTGATAGAGCCCACGAAATTGAGCTTCTGATGCAGCACGCGCAGAGCTTCGCGCGTCACCGCCGTAGGCGTGAGCAGTGTATTGGCCATAAGCCTTTGATGTCCTTCTGAGAAATAAGGGCGAAAACGCCGTGCGCCGCCGCCCCGGCCGCCTGAACGGCGTGACGAGCAACTCGGCTTGACGGCCAAGAGCGGGACCGGCGCCATCGCCGTCCCAAGTTCGTGAAAAGGAAAATCGATCTGACGCCGGCTCAACACCGGTCATCCGACCTAAAAGCGGAGCGACGCTCCGGCGGTCGCAACGGCGAAAGCCGCACTCACCACCAATACGAAAATCATACCAAACTCGCGCGGGAAGTCAAGAACATTTGGAGAACATCATAGGGTAGTGGCGTCTCGGTTCAGGACGCACAATCAAATCTCCGCGGCTCCTTCTGATCCCCAACACTCTCAGTGAATTTAACTAGGCTATGACCTGCCGCAACGATCCACGCTTACTGTGACTTCAATACGTCAATTCCAACCTTTACCGCTCTCGACAGAAAATTTGGGCACAACAGAAATTGAATCTCTGTGCTCGAAATGACCATCGATATAGGGGTTCGCACACACCACGCAGCGCCCACGCTCATCCAAAACCTTGACGGCGTACTCAGCTCCACGGGTGGAAAATCGATAGCGAATTTCGTCGCGATCTCGCCGACAGACCTGCACGAAATAACCGGAAGGGCTGGAAACCTGAATCGTCTTGCCGTTGGATTTCGACACGTCTGCGCCAGAGATCGTCAACGCCACACGAGGCAACGATGCATTGGTTCGGCCGGCGAATAATATTCCAAGAGAAAATGCGACGATGGTAATCACCGACAAAATCATTACGCCCCAAATACTCGTTATACTCAACTGGCTGTCGTCCTGCTCACCGCGCATCCTTGTATCCCGCCTTCGAGAATAAGTACGGAATTCGCGAGCTACGCTAGCCGGCGCATCTGCTCGTTTCTCCGGCGCATCCACTCAGCAGTGCCCAATTCGTCGCGTGCGGCGCCCAGACCCGACCCGGCCCCAGACACCTGCGCGGCCGGACGAACCGCCTGCATCTGCGCCGCTGACTTGGCCGCCTTCTGCTGCTCATGCAGCTGATCGCCGGCATAGGCGCGGTGAAGGATTTTCCATAGCCGCGCGTCCGCGACCTCGCGGAGTTCGTCGATCGTCACGCCAAAGGCCGCGGCATATTCCACGAGCTTGCCCGCAACCTCAGGCGACCAAGCCTCGATCTCCTTGGTGAGCGTTTGCCCCGTCTCGGCCATGCGCGCGGCGAGCTCTTGTTCGGCAGCCCTCTGCGCCCGGCCGTTCTCCTCCTGCAGGGCAGCGACATAGTGCTGCCGAGCCTCAAGGAACCCCTGAAACTCCTGCCAGAGAGCTTGCGCGTCCTCGGGGCTCTCGTTGGCGTAAGCCTCCCAATCGACGCCCTGGAACGACTCGATCTGGGCGTCGAACGCCGCCAGATGGAGGCGGATCTGCATGGTGGATTCAGCCAAGGCCTCGCGTTCTGCCAAGCTACGCCGCCCCTGATCGAGCTTGCCCTTGTGCTCCATCAGCTCTGCGAGTTGACGTTCATGATCGACACTCTGGAGGACCCGATCCCTTAGGACCTTGGGGATCCGGTAGAACTGGCCTTCATGTTCGATCTCCTCAAGGCCGTCGGAATCTTCCGCCACCGGATCGCCCTCAGGAGCGAATGAGCCTCGTCCATCCAATTCAAATTCCATTTGATTATCCGTCTAATTCGCTACGAGCAAAAATTATACATTTCTTATAGTCGTTCAATACAATTCAAATACCTTCTTAATCCACCTCCAAGGAGTCGTTTTCTTGTCAGTATAGTCCCTCATTCCGTCCAGATCGGGAGCTATGGAACTCGATATATCTAATCCCATTTTTATCCAATCGTGATACTCCTCCAATCGCTTTACGATCAATCGCACTCTAACCTCATCGTCCAGCCTTGGCCCTCCTCGCACCCCCACGACGCTTTGATCCATATAGAAGGTACGAGAGTATGGAGCGGCCAGATACTCATAGGAGAGATAAACACTCCCATGCTCATCAACATATTCGACTGATCCGCCTCGCAAGCTGCCGCGACGATCGATAAAACTGAATCCCTCATCGCTGTCTATTCTACCGCGACCACGCGTCAGCATCGCATTCCCCTGGCTGGCCTTCGTCAGTTCCTGATCCGATGCTCGGTGATCCGATTCTTGGGCAAGATCACCGGACGTTCGACCGTCTCCCAAATGTTGCTTGGCCTCAACCTTGTCCCGAGAAATACGTCGAGAGGGCCCTCCGCACCCTGCGCGAAGGACAGCGAAGCCAGCTTGAAAGGCCTCGTCATCACCTTTCGAGCTATGTCCGTACTGAACTTTTGTTCAATAAGATCGTAGGTCTTCGCTAGCGCACGTCCTGGAATGGTTTGTTCAAGAGTCACCCCGTGGTTCGCACGGGCAAAGCTGGCCGCCGCAGGCTTTACGATCTCGTCACCTCCGGACCAGAACACCCTCCCAGTTGTCGGCGCCGCGATCCCATGCATTCTGCCCACGCCGACCATGCCGCCCGCGATCCGCGCGGGCGTCTCCCACCGCGTCCCCTTGGTCACCTGCCCTGCCGTTTCCGATGCGAGAGCCGGCACAGCGACCGCGGCGAACTTTAACGGAACACCACCTGGCGTAAGAGCGTTCGGTGCGAATTCGCCGATCGTCCGAGCGTATTCCCCCACGACGGTCTTGGGCTTGTAGGCGCCTGCCTCTTGCACCTGCCGAGGAAGCGCATCCCGAATTTCATCTGACGTCCTGAGTTGGCCCAGCGTTGGAAAGACAGGGGCGAGAACCGCGGACGCCCGCTTCCTGAACTCAGGCTCGCCTTGGCGAGTCCTTTCGGCTTGCTGAGGCGTCATGAGCCCCACCTTCTGGGCGGCGTCGATCGCCTTGTTGGATACGAACGATTGGACGTCGCCTGGCATGCCGGCCAACCCGGTGATTCCGGAAACCCACCCTGCCGGTACGGCCTTAAGGACGTCCCGTCCCACCGGCGTCTTGGCGACGATGGAAAGCGCGGGACTAATTGACGTCGCCGTCTCTCCTGCCGCGCGCCGGCCCGCTGCGCCAGCTTCCTGCAGCAGCGCTTTCAAGGGCTTCGGCTTGGCGGGCGCGTCCGCTGTCAACGCAGGCCTGCGCGGTTGCACCGGCGCGACTTGAGGCCGACGCGCGCCACCACCTCGTGCCGCAGGTGGCGTCAAGACTCCGTCGATGAGGCTCTCGGCCCTCGAAACCAAAGGATCGGCCCATCGCGGCAGTAGGACCGCGCCCGGCATCGGAATGCCGAAAATCGTTGGCGCCGCCTTGGGCTCAGAGCTTCGCTGACCCGATACCCGGCTGGATTGCGGCCCGCTCAAAACCCCACCCCCGCGGCGCAATTGACGACAATCCGGTTAGGACTCTGCATGACCCATCCATCTGTTCGAAACTTGAGAAACGAAACTATCGCCAGGAATACGGCGTGCTCCATGTGCCGACCTGACCGGTGCCCGTACAACCGCTAGGCGCGGGCCGGAAAGCCCAGTCTCAGGACGCGAGCGCGCCCTTGCCTCATTGCGGTACGCGGTCCACGGGAACGAAAAGGGAACTTGGACTTCAATGAAGTATTTGTTTGCGCCCCTCGCCCTGGTCGCCATTGGGCTCTCGTCCATCGGCTACCTGCAGTTTTTCTTCACCACCGAGAAGTCATCAGATCTCTTCGCGAATATCCTGATCTTCGGCGGCATTCCCGCCTATCTGTTGGGATGCCTTTGGACCGTACGGAATATCGGGCGGTATTTTTTCGGCCTCAGGTTTCCGCGTAAGGGCGTTGCTGACTGTTCTGGCAGCAGCGCTCGGCCTTCCGCAGATCGCACTTGCGGTTGGGTTTCTCATTCTTGTCGAAGATGTTGAATGGATGGCGGCGCCGATCGCATTGCCGCCAGGGATCGTCGCGCTGCCCTTCTTGGCTATGACAATCTATCGACTCTGGGTCCGACGTTCAGAAACACCCGAGGCCACCTAAGGGCCAACGCGCCGAGACAGTCTCTCGATCACGCAGGCAGTGTCTCAGAAACACGCGCAGTTGTCAAGAACAAAACACGAACATCTATCGTCTGACACGTGGCTATTCGCCATACCCCTTCCCGCCAAACACCCGCACGGCCCCATGCATCAACGATCGCTTCCACTGCGGCACGCCCAGCACGCCCATCGCCTCGTAGAACACCGCGTCGCAGTCTTCGCGGGGCCGCAGTCGGTTGGCGTACAGATAGTCGTGCACCACCGCCGCCTTGGCCCACGGCCCCAGCGCCGGGAAGATTCTCCGGAACAGCCACGGCACGCTGGCGAAGTCGGTCTCGAAGTCCCGCGGCACGATCACGACATCCGCCGATCCTTCCCCGCCCACGAAGTAACTGAACGGCTCGAGCAGCCGCGCCAGCGTGCGGCCCTCCCGCTCCCGCTGGGTGATCTCCACGCGCAACGGGGCCGTGAACGAGCTCATGGCTGCGCCCCATGCGCGCCCGTGGTCGCCGTCGCCGTGCCCGCCGGGCACGCGATCAGCTGCGTCCCGCCGGTCACGGCGTTGCGCAGGGCTTGCTTCCCCTCCTCGGTGATCGCCGTGCAATAGACGCCCTGCGCGATCTGGACGGCCAGGCCGATCTGGCCGGTCGTGGAGCAGCCGGCGAGCGCGCAGCCCAGCGCGGCCGCCAAGAGCGGGTGTTTCATCTCGAAGTCTCCAAATGGGGGTCAGGCGCGCGGCGGCGCCGGGATCTCGAAGCCGGCCTCGGCCGGTGCCGCCGCGCGGGCCGCCAGGGCCTCGGTCGCGCGGTGGATGGTCTGGTTCTTCTCACCCGAGTCCTGGGTGGAATTGATCAGATAGGCGATGGCGTCGCTGCCCTTGGCCGTGAACCACCCCAGGACGATCAGCACATAGTCCTTGGCCTCAGCCGGCACCCGGTGGAACAGAAACAGCGGCAAACTGGCCATCAAGGTCGCGATCAACAGGAAGATCACGATGCTGCGGGTCCGGGTCACGCGGCCAGGGCCCCCACCCGCGTCCGGATCCAGCCATAGAGGAAATCCTCCTGGCCCGGCCGCGCGCCGGCGATGGCGAAATAGCGTGCGCCCTGCAGGCAGTTCAGCGCCTTCAACAGCACGCCCTCGCCCTCGGCGCCACGCCGCTTCAGAAACGCCCGCAACGCCGACAGCGTCGCCGGGCCGATCTCCGCGTCCACCCTCAGGTCCGGATAGTCCGCCCCCTCCCGATTGAAGCCGTTCAAGGCCTCCTGCAAGAACCCGATCGCGGTCGCCGGCCCCATGTTCACGCCGGTGTCGAACAGTTCCTCCGCCACGGCCGGCGAGCAGAAGGCCACCAGGTCAAAGCCCGGCGCCCGCCAATATCGCTCGCCATAGATCCGCACCGCTTCCGCCCGCGGCATCGCCGCCATCGCGCCCTGATAGCCATAGCCCCGCGCCACCGCCGCGGTGATCCCGCACATGGTCTCGCCGCCCCGGTCGTTGGGGTGGTTGGCGTATCCGCCCTCCCGCCCGATCAGCGGATCGATCAACCGCTCCACCAAGTCGCTCATCGGCCCTGCTCCCGGTCTGCGATGCGGCTCTCGATGCGGTTCACGGTCTGGACCAGCGCCTGGGTCCGCTCGTCCACGCGCGCCACGGTCACCGCCAGCTTGCCGTCCTCGGCCGCCCGCATCTCCAGTTGCTGCACGCGCGCGTCCAGCTTGCCGCCCCACCAGATCAGCCCGCCGGTCTGGCCCGCCAGGCCGATGCTGAGCACGATCACCCCCCACAGGGGGATCTTGAAGTCTATGAACGACGCCGATCTCATCTCATGGCTCAAGGCAGATCCGGGCCTCACGCCCGCCTCCGTGTGGATACTGATTGCTGTCTGGTCTGGCCGGCCCGGCCGGATCGCGCGCTAGCCGTCGCGCATGGCGCGCATCCGGTTCGTCTGCGCCTCGAAGGCGTCGATCTCCAGCTTGCGCGCCTCGTGCGCCCGGTCCTGCTCCAGGGCGGCGATGCGTCCCTGCGCGGCCTGCAGCGCCTGGACCAGCTTCATCATCTGCGCCTTGGCCGCCTCCACCTCCGGCGCCGCGCCCTTCACCTGGGCCGGCAGCATCGACGACAGCCGCTCGGCGATCTCGTCGGCGCCGGGCCAGTCCAGGTTCTTGGCCAACAGGTCGCCGATGATCGGCGCGGCCGGCGGATAGGCGCGGATCAGCTCGATCATCTGCGTCGCGGCCTCTTCCCGCCGGCTGGTGAAGCTCGGCCCCGATCGAACCGTCAGGTCGTACTTGCCCACGGTCAGGTCGTAGATCTTCTCCACCTCGGCGATCCGGCCGGCCGCGTCCTGGGTTCGAACCTTGGTCGCCTGGTTCACCGGCGCGCGCCGCGCCTCGCCGCCGGGCCCCAGCACCCGCACCACCCGCGGCGTCGAATAGACCTTGGGGATCAGGTCGATCAGGATCCGCCCGGCGTGCCGGATCGCGCGGCTCAGGTTGTCGATGTAGTGGAAGGTCGAAACGTCCCCTTCCCGCTGCCGCGCCATGATCGCCCGCCCGCTGGTCTCGTTCGACCGCGCGCCCAGGCTGGCGTCGTAGAGCCCCATGATCGACTTCATGTCGTCCGAAGCGTTCAGCGCCTCCTGTAACGCGCCGGCCGGCACGCCGCTGAAACTCTGGCGCATGGGCGGCTCGGGCCCGTCGTATTCGATATAGGCGTGGGTCTGGGTGTTGGCCGTGGCCCACTTGGCCGCGTCGGTCTCGAACGCCCCCTTGCGCCCGATGAACGGCGTCTTGGGCGCCAGGGCCACCAGCTCGGTCGAAGTGGTCCGCCAATAGTTGAACATCCGCTGCGGGTCCTTGGCGTCCCGCACCAGGCTGCGCAGCCGCCGCCGCCCGTCGACGTGCAGCTCCTCGCCATAGACCGGCACGATGGGAATGAACTTCCCGGCCCAGTCCACGGTCTCCAGCACCTGCGCTCCGGTCATCAGCCGCTGGGTCACCTTGTGGCCCGCCACCTCCCGCGGCCGCCCCACCACGCTCACGCCCAGGGCATCGAACAGCGCCTTCTGCGCCTGGTAGGCCGACAGCTCCATCGTCTGCCCGTCCGACAACGCTACGATGGCCCGCTTGACCACCTCGCGCCGCCAGTACTCGGCCACCATCACCCGGTCGCCCTCGATCCACGGCGTCTCCGCCTCGCCCGCCGCCTCCCAGTCCACCGCGTCCGCGCCCTTCCAGCGCGCCGCGAACGCCGCCTTGGGCAGGGTGTCGACCACGAAGGCGGTGTTCCAGTCCGAGGAATCGGCCGCCGTCGCGTTCGGGTCGCCATAGATCGAGAACGGGTTGGCCACCCGCTCGATCACGATGTCCTGGTCGAACCCGTCGTCGCGGGCATAGCGCGTGTTGATCCGGAAATAGCCGAACCCGCCCGTCACCGCGAAGTCGAGCGCGGTGTCATAGGCCACCTCCGCGTCGCTCGACTGCTCGATGTGGCGGATCAGGCCGTTGAAGATCTCGGCCGTCTCCGGGTCCGCCGCGTCGTCCACCGGATGGCACACGATCGCCGGCTTGTTCAGCCGCGCGTCGTTCACCACCTGGCGGATGAAGGCCGGCAACCGGTTAATCGTCAGGCAGGGACGCCCGTCCAACTCTCGGTCGCGCCGCACCTTGTCCGGCCACTGCTCGCCCAGCCGCGCGAACCGGATGTCGTCCAGCGCCTCGCGCCGGTTCTCCGCCTCGTGCTCGCACGCCAGCGCGAACGCCTCGCGGGCGTCCTTCAGGATGTCATCTTCAGTCAATGGGATCTCCAGGCCGACGGCGAGCGCCGCCTCGGCGGGTCTCGGCGAATAGGGACTAGCCGACCGTTGCCGACTTGATGTCACGCGCTATGTTCACTTTTTGTTTTTTCGCCACTAGTCTGCAAAAGCTCGGTCGGAGAGTGAAAAGATGCGGCGGTTCGTTCTGGGTCTTGCGATTTTGGCTATCGCCGGCTGCGCGCCATCAGAGACGCAAGTGAAGAGTTCGAAGCAGCAGCCGGCGCCTGACACCCGGGAATGGACGAATATTGAACCCGGACCGATCACGCCCCACCGCCTTCCGGCGGACGCCATCCTGCCCGATCAGCACACTGAGGCCGACATTTGGACGATTGATCCGCTTCCGGCGGTCGAGATCGATGATCCCGGTGAGACCTACCGCTTTGTCACCCACGAAGGCCACGTGTCCTGTTCGGCGAAGTATAGCGAACATGGCGCCGAAATGACCTGCGACGCTGGGAAGTTGCGCCTGATCTGCGACAAGACCGATTGCCGGACACGACGCCTGGAACGTGCGGCCCCGAAGACCAGGGGCCAGTTGCCCGGAATGTGCACCGGACCCGATTGCTCAGCGCCGCCCTGGACGGGTGCGCGCGCCAGATCCGCAACGCCAGAGACCGGGACTGGCATGGTCGTCAGGTTGGACGGCGGCCTAAGATGCCTCGCCGTCGCCCGGGCCATCATCTGCAGGCGCGCCGATGGAACACGATTCCTATTCTCCACAGATGAACTTACTGAAGAGAAAGATGACCCGGAACGCGTCGGCCTTATTGATGACGTTATCTAGAAAGGGAGACCAGATCTAAGACGAACAAGAGGGTCAGGAATTTTTTCTTCAACGTCCATGTCATCTTCAGTCAAAGGGATCTCCAGGCCGACGAATGGCGACGTCTTGGCAGCGGTCGGCGAACGGGCGACAAGCGGACCGTCGCCGGCATCGCCTTGAACAATGTTCACTTTTTGTTTTAACTTGTGCAGTCTTTCGACTTGGCACGCTGCAGGGGGTATTCGATGCAAGCACCGCCGGTAGGACCGCGACGCGGGCGTCTTCCCCTCTACTTCGCGCTGAGTGCATGGCCACTATTGGCCTCAGCGACGTGGGCTCTTTCGGCGCTGTCGCTTGGCCCATTTGACGCGATGCGGACGATCACCGCCGGGGCGGGCTTGCTCTTTCTAGTCGCTGTGTTCTGGACATCGATCCGGCTCGCGCTCCCGGCCGCGAATGAGCATCAGGGAAAGGCCCGAAGGGCGTTTGCAATAGCCCTGCTTGCCCTAGGTCCGGGCGCAATGTTCCTGACCGCCTTTCGCGGAGTTGTAGATGTTGGACAATACTATGTCTTCGCCGTCGGCGCCCCGATCGTGGTCTGCTTCCTTGCGTTCCACCTCTGCTGCTTAGCCGTCGTCGCTGTGAGAACACCTCCGCCCTACCCGTAGAAATCGCCGAATGACATCAATGAGACGGCTAAGGCGTTCCCCAATGTTCACTTTTTGCTCTGAGCCAGATGACATCTGGCCGCTCTAGTGCTCGGCGCCGCATCTGTTCGGCCTTCCGGCTCGTCCGTCACGCAGCAAGCCGTGACCACCAAAGGCCTCGATGGCCTTCTGGAGGCAGACCTCAAGACGATCCAGCGCCCTTTATCATGAAGAAAAGTGCCAAAATACACGGAGACATAATCACTGAGGCGCCAATCACGACCTCTGCCCACCACCATGTGGCCGAGCGAAAAGGCCGCCTGAAATCAGAAATGAATCCAAAATGCCGGCCAAAAATGGTAAACATTAGAGTCGCGTATACGGCCACAAGCTCATAAATAACAAGCAAAATTATATAGGGGAGCGGAAAAATATCCATTGCTGCAACAGGAATTGATAATATTGCACCATAGAATATAACTAGAATGTACCCAATCTTTAGATATGGAAATCGACCACTAACAATCCAATCTCGAAACGGGAGCAACGGCAGCCCAAATACAAATGTTACTGGCGTCATGACTATCGTCGCAACTATACCCGCCACCACCTGGAGGAAAAACCGATCCCCTCCCGTCATCGAGCCAAGAACGGTTGTAAAGGTCAACAAAATGGACATGAACAAGCAGGCGGCAAAAAATATCGCCGACCCGATGGTGACCGGTCGAGTGCGCGGAGCTGGGCGCTCGCCTTGACTGAGATCGTCGTTCAAAATCAAGCCCCCCGGCCGTAATACAACCTAATAGAGCATATTGCGGTCGCGACTGCGAAACAAAAGCGGTCCAACGAGCATGTTGAGGAGCGGCGAACCGCCATTTCCAACACCGACAGAGCGTGACGCGGCGCCGCCATTCGGCAGATCGACGGCAAAATTATGGACAACGCCGACCTTCCGCGGCGACCGATCAAATATGTGCGAATCTCTCGTGATATTTGCGACGCCGCCTGTGGCGGGATCCACCAAATTCTCGATATCGTCTAGTGGGCCGACATACTTATCAGCGAGCTCGTATATTTCTCTCTCGTACTTATTATCTGGCCTGTATTTAAATTTCCATCCCATTGCGTCGGATTTGTCGCCCGTCTTCGTTGGCATTTTTCGTATATCATGCGGAGCCGGAGCATAGAGCTGGTCACGCTGAATGTCCGGGTTCGTTGTTCCGGGCCGCGCGCTTGTATCTACGAGGTATATGTGAGAGTTCGGGTCTTGAAGCACTTGCGAAAGAGTTTGACGACCACCACGCCAAGTCGCTGCATTTATCGCAGAAATCTGATCCGGGGGCAACGTCGACATAATCTCGCTCATCGGCGCCTCACGAAGCCGGCCGTCGATGTCGTAGATTATTCCCGTGGTTGGGGCTTCACGTCGAGTGGCGGCGAGCCGCTGATCTTGGGACATGAATGGAAGGTAGCCGCCACCGTCACGACCTCTCACGCCGGCAAGGCCCAGGATTTCGTTCGTCATGGTCTCGCGTTGCGCGGCCTCGAGCTGCTGACCGCCCACCACGGGTTTCGATGGTCTTCGGCCATAGATCCGCGTCCTTCTGGTCTCGCGAAAATCAGTCGGAAGCAGCGCTGATGGCCGCGTCACCCCATCCACGCCTGCACCCCGCCCGGCTCGCGCGCCTTCGCCGGCCGCGCCGCCGCCGCGCCCCGGCGGTTCAGCGCGAACTCGCCGAACGCGTCGGCGCCGTGGCTCGCCTGGTCATGCAGCGGCCCGGCATAGCTGCGCGTCGCCCGGCTCCAGCGTTTTCGGTAGGCCCGCAGCCGCTCCAGCCCGGGCCCGCACCGCTCGGCGTCGAACCAGGTGACCGGGATCATCAGCCGCGCGGCGTTCACCCGTTCCTCCGGGTCGGTCGCCACGCCCACCGAGACCGGTCGCACGCCCAGCCCGTCCAGGGTCTCCAGCCGCGAACGCCCCTGCGCGCCCAGCTCGCGCACCATCACATCGTGCGGCAGGTGGTGGGTCCCGTAGACATAGGGCTTGGCCGCGATCGCCTCGCGCACGATGGACGACAGCCCCTCGCCACCCACCTCGTAATAGTCGATGGCGCGCACCTCGCGCCCGGCCTGCTGGAAGAACCAGATGGCCGTGTAGTCGTCGATGCCGAGGTCCCAGGCCGTGTCGACCTTGAGGCCCGGATCGTGCGGAACCCGGCCGATACGGCCGCCCCGCTCCGCCTCACCCAACAGGCCCGCGTAATAGGCGCCGGGCGCCGCAGCGTCGAAATCCACCAGATATTCCGAGGCGAAGCGCGCCTCGCCCTCTTCTCTTGAACCGGTTTCGGCGATCAGCTCGGCGCGCTCCCGCGCCAGTTGCGCCTTCGTGAACACGCCGGTCTCGGTCGCCGGCGACTTCAGCGCGAACCAGGCGGGATCCGCAGCCCGCGAGTCGAACGACCGCGTGGCGTGGTTCCGCCCTCGCGGCGTCCACAGGAACAGCGCCCAGCCGCCGTTCTCCGCCAGGATCGGCCGGATGTAGGTCCAGCTGTCCGGCTTGGCCAAGGCCCACTCCGAGAACACCACGCCCAGCGGCGGCGAGCCCATCAGGCTGTCGTAGTTGTCCGACCCCAGCACCTGCCAGCGCGAGCCGTTGACCAGCTCGATCTGCATCTCGCCGGCCAGGGTGCGCGCGCGCATCTCCGGCGGGAACGCCTCGTCGATCCGCCTGCGGCCGGTGTGCGGGTTCACCGCGTCCCAGATCGCCTTGCGCCCCTGCGAGGCCTCCGGCAGCAGGTGCCAGTAGATCCCCGGCCGCGCCACGGCCTGGGTGGCCGTCCAGTGCAGCGCCACCTCGTCCTTGCCCCATCGGCGGTGCGCCGCCACGTCGGCCCGCAGCCCGCCCTCCTGCAGGTAGCGCCACAGCGCCATCTGATAGGGCCTGGGCTCCCACCCGCTGGGCAGGCGAAGCGTCACACCGGGCGAACCGGACGATGTCGGAATAGCGTACTCCCGCAGGCGATCTGACGCCCGCCGAACAGCGGAACTCTAGAGTTGGACGCCGGTCAAGAACCGGCAGCGATCAGGCTTCGTCGCCCCGCATCGTCATTCCCAGCCGGGGCGCGAGCACGGCGAACATGATCGTGGCGATCAGAGCAATCGCCTCACCATGCACGAGATAGAGCGCGATCCCGTTCAAGTCGCCACCGACGCCCCCGAATGCGAGCCCGAACAGGACTGAAAACATTGCAGCGTAGAGGGCCACGCCCACGTATCCGATGCGCAGAAACGGAAATCGCCAAGACACAACCTTGCTTTGGAATGGCACGCCGGGCAGCATCAAAATCCAGCTGACCAACGAAATTGGCGCAAGCACGACGTGCGCACCCCACAAACTACTAAAGAACACATCCAACGGCGGATTCTTCAGTGGTCCCGGATTTCTATGACTGTCATATACCATGGAAGACACAAGAACGATATACATCGCCACATACATGGAGAGATACAAGGTCGCGAAGATCTTAACCCAATTCGGTGACCTACCCCAAAATCTCTTCCAGTCCCGCCACTCCTTTTTTATTGCGTTTATGTAAAGGGCCGCTTCCTCGCGATAAGTGATCGGCTTTTGCGATGGGTCGTTGTCGTTGATCCGCATTTCGGTCCAGCCCTTGTCGCGACATCATAGGCTATCGCCGCAGTCTGCTCTTGAACCCCCGACATTCAAAACGCCATCAGGCGTCGTGTCGCCTTCTAGCGACACCCCAAGCCGGGGTGCGATGACCGCGAAGGCGACCGTCGCGATGAAGGCGATGGCCTCTCCGTGGAGAATGAAATCAAGGAACCAGCGCTTGCCGCCCCCAAGCAACACCCACACAAACATCGAAAACATCGCGGCATAGCCTGCGACAAGGAAATAACCCCAGCGAAGAAATGGAAATTTGCGCGACACGATGTACTTGCGATAAGGGACGGCTGGCAACATCACCATCCACATCAGCAACGCAAAGGGCGACAAGAAAAACGCAACGAGCCAGCAACTCAACGGCGTCAGATCAAGCTTTACGTCATATCCACGGGCCGGATCATATTCATTTGTCACCGCGTATAAAATTACAATGTACATCGCGATGTACATTGAAATATACAAGGTCGCGATCATTTTCGACCATTGCGGAGACTCGCGCCAGGAACTCTTCGTTCGTTCCCAGCGTGCTCTAACCCACCCCAGATAAAGAGCAGCCTCCTCCCGGTACGTCGTTGGCGCCTTAGAAGCCTCGTGCTCGTCGGACGCCATCGAACCTCACCTGAATGACCCACCATCCGAACGCCGCCGCGTCGGCGACCGATGGTCATCGAGACGCGCCTCGACGCCACTACGCCTCATCATAAAAGGAAACTCACTATGATTGGTTGTAACATCTATGCTGCGGTCTGCTTGTTCAACCGGCAAGGCTGACGGCTTTCCGCCAACGGATGCGATGACGTCACTTCTGTTTTGCGTCGATCTCGGACCGGTTTCCGGCAGGCTGGCCGTCACATTATCCCAGCGTCCTATTGATCCCGGGCGGACGCCACCCACTGATTCAAAGCGACCTACCGGATCGATCGATGCGAGGTATCCCACCTCCGCGCCGGAATCCTGGATAGCGCTCATACCGGTTGGCGTTCCCCAGCTGTAGGTAACAACGTCGATCGGCACATTACGACGATTTAGATCTTGCATGAGGCGAGGCGCTCGAAAACCCTCGTAGTGACGCAACACATAGATCTCACGATCAGGATATTTCTCGGCGCGCTGCTTCGCATAGTCGAAAACGGGATGATTTGCGGTATATCCCTCGCCCGCACCGGCGAAATAAATTTCGGCTCGCGATGCCGGCCGGTCAATGGATTCTTCCAGACCGAGAGCGGGGGGAATTTTGCTCTTCATAGTCCTCCTCTCTCTTATCGCATCACCGCGTGGGCCGAGCGGGTCGGGTTTCGTTGCAATAGCTGAAACTATGGGGCCTGCGGCACGCAATAAGGGAACGGCGTTGTTCAACACAGGCTTGACAGAAGTAGCTACGGCCCTACTTCCCGCCTGCGCTACCGCCTCCCCCTGTTCCGCCGCCAGCTGGTCGTCAGCTCGAATAGCGTTGCCTACAGCAACCGCGGTATTCTGAAAGTCTCGGAAGAGCGGCGCTAGCGCTTCTCGCGCCTTCTCCCGGCCTTGTCGAAGCAGCGCGTCGCGTTTGACAGCTAGGTCTTCAAGAATTCCTAAAGGATCAGGCACCGAGAAGGGTCCCCGTCTCCAGGGTTGAGATGACATAAGATTTACCTCCTAGATGAAGGGCGATCGGTGAGTGGTTTACTTCGAGCGCTGGGTAGACGCGCTCGCTGAATCTAATGCAGCGTTTTCGACGTTGGCTGGCCCGACAGGTATTCTCGTCCGACGACGCGAGCTCTTCACGAGGGCCGCCTCAATCAGAAATCACCTCGCCCACGAAGCGCCGCCCCTCCCACGCATACATCTCAGAGCCGCGCTCCAGGAACGCCACCTCAATCGCGGGCCACCGCGCATGCAGCTTCGGCTTGCAAGGCGCGCCGTCATCACCCAGGCCCCGCGCGCACGCGGTGACGTAGTCGCCAGGCTTGGCGACCGAGAGCTCCATGCTGGCGAGCACCTCCAGCGGATAATCGGCCACCAGGGTCCGGCGGCCGGAGCCGCCATGAAAGACGAACACCGCCGCCCTGCTGGCGCTGGGGTTCACCATGATGGCGGCCTTGTCCGCCTTGCCGTCCCCGTCGAAGTCCGCCGTCACCTCTCGCGCCTGCGGCCTCGGCTGGTCGGGATCGGTCACCTGCCGCGTAAGCGGTACGAAGTCGGCCGCGGTCGCCGCGCGCCAACCATCCTGCTGGCTAGCCGCCTCGCGAGAACAGGACGCCAGCGCCAAGCCAAGCCCCACAAGCGCGACGGCCAGCCCATTTCGGAATGCGCTCGGCGCCACGTCTCACCCCCTCGAATCCGACATCTACTATAGTATGTCTCCGAGGTGGCCGACAGCCGGCGTCCGCGATTGCGACTTCGGTTCGAACACCCCCGCGCCCGCGCCGACGGCGCAGGGCGCGGGGGGCCTGGGCGCGTCGGGCCGCGCTGATCCCGCAATGGGCTCAAAGGCCGACATGAGGCCGGTCGCGCCCGCCGGCCGCCGGAGGGGCGGCGGCCAGGGCGAGCGTCTTGCGACGCGAGCTGCCGTCGTTGGTCGCCGGCTGGCGGGGAGGGACGCCGCCAAATAGCCGCGAGGGCCGCCGGGATCCTTGAAGAGCCTAGGAGAACAGCGAACCGGCGCCCGCAACCCGGGTCACCGTTTCGGCCACGTCGCGCGCCGCAGGTCGCACGATCGATCGATGCCTGAGTGTCGCCTGGAAACGCGCGCAAGTCAAGAACAAATGAGGAACAAATTGGACTGACACTCAGTCGTCCATGGTTCCGTAGGCGACTTCCGCCAGCCGCTGGTCCGCGGCGTCAAATGAGAACTCCACGCGGAACGTGTCACCGGTTGAGGCCAGGAGGCAGCCATTGGTCGCCACGTAGCGCCGGCCCTCCGACACGCCGTCTCCCAGCCAAACACCCGCCGTCTTCAGCTTCCGGGCGACCTGCGTCGGGGTGTCGTCCCACTTGACGCCGAACGGAAGCCAACCGGCCTCCTTCCGATAGGCGCGCTTCGCCCCGAGCCGTTGGTTGAAGATGTAGTTCACATAGCCGGAGGCATCGAGGAACGAGCACTCGTCAAAATCGTCCAGGCCCTCGCAGCCCGCCGACCTTGGAACGCGCTCGCGGATGTCCGCATACCGCGAACTCATCGGGAGTCCGGGAGGCTCGGAATTCGGCGCTCGCCTGTAGACGCACTCCCGCAACGGCGCGTCTGACGCCGGCGAGCCGACAGCCAACGCCGCGACAAACGCAATCAGCCCGACCAACGGCCTCGAACAATGCATGAACAACTATCTCGCATGGTGAGCCAACAAGTCCAGCGCCACGCCCAGCACGGCCTCCAGCTTCCCGGCCTCCCGTTCGCCACCGGCCGCTTCGCGGGGCGTCAGTTCCTCGCCGCAGATCCGGTCGCAGGCCGCGATCAGGTCCGCCTGCCCGCACAACCGCTCGCGATAGGCCGCCAGCCGCGCGCCGGCGTGCGCCGAACGCTCCGCTCGCGCCATCACCACCGCCAGCATCCCGCCCTCCGGCGCGCTCGATCGCGGCTTCACGTCCAGGGTCGAGGGAATGCTCCCCTGCGCCATCGCGCGCCGATAGCAATCGCCGTAACGCGCACCCGCCGCCGCCTGCGCGGCGCTCAACCGGCCCTTGCGCAACAACCACTCCAGTCCACTCTGCCGGCGATAGGGCGTTTCCCGCCGTCCCGGCGCCTTTGTCGCCGCCTCAAAGGCCGCTCCGCGCGCTTCGGACAAGGCCACCGTCTCGGCCACGCCGGCCGCCACGGCCTGGCCCTCGGCCTGCGCCTGTGCGCGGCGCTCCAGCGTCAGCAATCGCTCGCGTTCCCGCCGCGCGGGATCCAGGTTGCGCCGCATGCGCCCTCCTCTTCTTCTGAAATGAAAGTCGGCCGGCGGCCGCGTCAGGGCTCGCCGCGCGTGGAAACCGCGTCTGCCAGGCGATAGACCGCCTCGCTCGCCGCCCGGTCGCCCTCGATCACCACCAGGCCGGCGGCCGAATGGGCGAGCAGCTCCCGCAGGAACAGGCCGCGCCGTTCGGGCGCCGTCCGCGCCAACGCGCGCGCGATCATCGCCGCGGCGCTCTCCACATCGTCGGCCATCACGCGCCGATCCCCCGGCTCGGGGCCGGCCCGCCCGGCCGGATCATCGGCAGGCAGACACAGGCGCCGTCGCGGCCCTTGCGGCGCTCGGAAAGGGCCGGGAAGCCGCCCTCGCCCATCACCGCCGCCACATGCTGGGCGTGCCGGGCGAACTTCGGCAGGTGGGCGTCGCCCACCCCGCGCGCCGCCCGCGCCCGGAACGCCGCCTCCAGCCGCGCGGCCGCTGCGGCCTCCAGGCCCAGTTGCCGTCGAACGGCGGCCGGGTCCCCACCGCCTCGTCGCAGGGCCTCATAGGCGCCGGTGGTCACAGCGGGGCGGTCGGTCTGGGAGGACGATGGCGTTGACATTCGGGAACTGTACGTTTCATACAGGTCTTGCGCAACGTAAAAATGTACTTAATCTACAGATGACTTCAACCCTGGTGCGAACCGGCATGGATGAACGCTCCCTCCGCCTGCGGCAGGCCCGCGTCGAGGCCGGTTTCGAGACCGCGGCCGCGGCGGCCGACGCCCATGGCTGGAACCGCAACACCTACGCCTCGAACGAGAACGGCAACGCCCCCTTCTCCTTCCGCAAGGCCAAGGAATACGCGCAGGCCTTCGGCGTCCGCCCCGAATGGCTCTACGACGCCGCGGGCGCGATGCGCGCGGCGCTCGAGACCGGCATGGTGCCCATCGTCGGGCGCGTCGGCGCGAACCCGGAAGGCGTCGTCCTTTTCGCGACGGGCCAGGAGGCTGGCGACCTTGTCCCCGTGCCGCCTGGGGGTTCCGAGCGCGCCGCGGCCCTGCGCGTGGTCGGCCACTCCATGCGCGGCGTCGCCGACGACGGCGCCCTCATCTATTTCGAGGATCAGCGCACGCCCCCCACCCCCGACATGCTGGGCCACGTGGTGGTGGTGGAGACCGATACCGACGAGGTCCTCGTCAAGCGCCTGTTGCGCGGCTCCCGTTCCGGCGTCTTCGACCTCGAGAGCCTGGCCGGCCCCACCCGGCGCGACGCCGCACTGCGCTGGGCGGCTCACATCACCGCCATCGTGCCGCCGTTCCAGGCGCGGCGGATCATCCGCTCGATGGGCTGA